GCACAGGTAACCCTGTGTACAACTTAACGAAGATTTATTTGTAGAATTAAAAGTTCTACCCTTAAGTTTTTGCACTACTAACGTGCTTTCTAAAAATGTTTAAAATCATTATTATCAAAATTTACCCCCCCTAGTTTATGATCTATTCAAAATCATACAACCCGGTCTCTCGATCCAGACCTTGTGTGGAGTTCATGCTCCTCACACTAAACCACTGAAAATACGGTATCAGTACATGACGCATTATATTACTATTAGGTTGCGTAATAACCGAATTAGTTCAAACCGATATGTTTCGGCAAAAGACCACAATGACAAATATTGTGGCACCAGGTCAATGGTTTTAGCGAACCCCGTCATATGCCTACAGATAAATAGACAAATTATCGCTTCACCAATGTTTTCTTCGGAAGCATTGGGATGTGCACTCGACCGTGCTCATCCCCTGGTCCTAGGGCCAAAAATGAAGTCCCGTGGTCTCACCCCCACTGGCAAAGCTTCGGACATTAGCTTTAAGTCCACTTCAGTCGCACCGTCAATGACAATTACGTCAACGCAATACGACAGTCTTTCTTTGGACATACCAGAATCAAAGAACGCTCGCCAAGCGAAACAGGCTTTCCTTAACAAGACCTTAGAGTCCAAAGTCCAGTTTTTATTATCTGGCCTTCCTAGCTACCAACCACAAGCTGCCCTACTTATTCCGGGATTATTTTCCCTAAAGGACACCTTACGTCAGCAACTAACTGACTCAGCTATCTCTCAAATTGAGGGTATAGTTGCCTTATATGGCGCTCTCTGTAGCACCAATGATGCAACTGGCTTTCTTTGCGTACTAACTATTTACGCCAAAACCTTTAGCCAAGAGGCTCTTGCCTCTCAACTAGCACAACTTGTTGGAAATCTCTTTAGTGGATATGAACCCCAATCCTCTTCTGACAAACCTGAATGGCTGACACAACTATCGTCAGCTCTCCATGACTGGAAATTACTTGTTAATAATCCAGCTTTTACGAAAATTTCTCGTGTGGTATCCCTCCTCGTTACATTAGGAGTCATCGAGAATACCTCCCTTCACTTGGGAGGCTTTGAGATCTTCGCTATCGAAGCTCAAAAGAAGCAATGCAATGCTGTCGACTTAATCGACGCTATGATTGAAACGATCGTTTTCTTTGCAGAAGGCGGTTATCAATGCTTCGTCACCGGGTCGCTCGCGCCCTTACTCTTTTCTACTCCCAAACTAGTGGAGTTGGAAGAGAAGTATATTTCTAAAGTTGAGCAATGGGAACATGCCCGCAACGGCAATCTTGAACGTTTCCTTTCCATCAGTGAGGCTGAATTTGATAAAGAACTAAAAGAACTTATCGAAGAATTCCACATGATGTATAAAACAATGCCTAACGGCACTGAGAAGAAAATCATTCAACAAAAATGGGAATCTCTCTCCAAAATTTTGACAGAATTCACTTCTGTACGAATTAGTGGTGGCCTTCGCAAGGCCCCATTAGCTGTTAAAATTTACGGTAACTCCGGTGTCGGCAAATCTACTTTTGCTGATCTCACCATGGTAACCGTCCTCAAAGCCATGAATTTACCTTGCACTTCCGATTACATTTGTACTCTTAATGCTTCGGACAAATACATGTCTAACTATCGCTCTTATATCACTGGAGTGAAAATTGATGACCTTGGAAACAATAAAAAGGAATTCTGGGAGGTTGCGCCTTCAGAATCAATCATCAGGATCGTGAATAACATTCGCGAATATGCTGTTATGGCAGATATAGCCAAT